TCTCTCAGGTACTTTTTATTAGCCATCTCAGCCGATCCTCTTATTGGTTGCCATAAAGTAATCGAGGTTCTGATCTCTCAGCCTCTTTACGATCTCTGCTCCTGTCGCCTCGTATAGGTTAAAGCCCTCGCGCAGCCATTGCTCATGGACCGCCACGGGGATACTGGCGACACGCATCATTTCACTCTCGCGTACATCATCAGATGCGTTGCGGCTGTCCTTCAGATCATCGAGGAAAGCTTGGGTGATATGCTGGGTGTGTTTCCTGACGACATCATCGCCCTGCTGCAGGTACTGGGTGTTGACCCCAAGCAGCGAGCGTTCGACATCGGCCCTATCGCCACTTACGATAGGGTCTTCAGATTTATCATCAATTGACATGATGTCTCCTTTTAGAGGGATAAAGAGAGCCGCCCCTCGAAAGCACACAAAGGAGAGCGGGAAATGTGCTTTAAGTGGGGGCGACCCTCAATCTTAGTCAGCAGATCTTATGAGAGACCTGTGATCATGTGATCGGCACCGAAGTTCATGTGCTTCAGTGACATCTCGCCGACAATGAAGTGCTTGTCGCTGTCGCCGTTCTTCGCAAGAAGTGTGCGAGAGAATGGACGGAGCGTACAAGAACGCCACATCGTTGGGTCGATCAAGAACGCATGGGTCGTCAACTGGTGACGGTTCAATACGACCTTGTATTCTCCATAGGGAGACACATAGAGATCAATCACGTTGACGAGAGACTTCGTCGACGCAAACTCACGGTTCCGACCAGAGGCTGCTGCGAAGTTCGCAACAATCTGGCTGTCTGCCGGTTTGATCATGAAGACTGTTGGATCTGACCCTGCGTTATACGCAGACTGACCAGCAGTCAGAAGCTTGGCTTCTGTCAGTGCGTCAGTGGCGTTAGCACCGGCGTCCGTTGAGTTGGTGATCTGCTGAGTTGCAGAAGCCATCTCACGGGCGACAGAGCTTGTCCCAGTCACAGCCGCATTGTCCACACCAACGTATGCTCTTTCTAGGTCCCTTTTAATCTCTTTAAGGGCCTTTCCGAGTTGATACGCAGTTTCCTTCGCTCTACCATAGGTTGCAATGGCGTCTGCAGTTGCAGACACTTGAAACGCTTTGGTCAAGATCTGGGTGTTGTTAGTGCGTTCAACAGCGTCTGTGAGTGTCGCCATTGATGCGTCTGCCCCTTCGACTGCCGCATTGTTTGCTGCAGCCGCCAGTGAATCCTCAAGCCAAGAGAATGTCCGTGCAGACACTTTCTCGTTGCGGATCATACTAAAGAATGGGGTATCGGTTGGGGTTATATCCGTAATGATATCGGATACATCCTCTTTTTTCCCTACCTGATCGTAGGTGGTATAAGTAGCCATACTAATGGCCTCCTGATGTCTTGGGGTGGGTTATTGCTCCCAGCGCGACATCAAGGCGTCTGCTATGTCATCCAAGTCACCAGAGATCGATGGATTTGACCTAAGTTTCTGTGATGCCTTTCTTTGGCGTTGCACTCTTAGGTCGGCATCGGTTGCCGGTGCTTTTCTAGACCGAAGGACTTTCTTACCCGTCGACTTATTGACACGAACGGCTTTGGACTTCTTCTGATCAGCGGCTGCTTTGCCCATGTCGTAAAGTCTCGCTTTGTTTAGTATCATGATGACGTTGGGGTCGACGTACTGGTCGACTTGGTCCTGTGGTAACCCTACAGAGACTGCATATGAGCGAATGTCGTTATATAGATCATTGCCCCAGTCCGGTAGGTTGTCCTGTAAAACTCTGACGCATTCTTGAGCAGCAGCCTGATGCTGTTTGTTGTAATCAGCCTGTGCTTGTTTGAAGAAAGCGTCACTTTCCTCTCGGAGGAACTTGAGGTCACTCTCGGCGTCCTGAGCTTCTTTTCGCAGTTGAGCAAAATCATCCGCATCCATCTGACGGCTTGCGACTAGCATGTCGACTTCGGAATACGGTTTGAACCTTGCTTCTGCTCGCTCGATTAGCTTCTGATATGACATCGAGGTCTTCTGGATGATGTCTTCTGCCTCTTTGCGCTTGGCAGCGGTTTCTTGAGACTTACGTGTCAGACTAGCTTCTTGTCCGTAGAGCCTTTTAAGTTCCTTGATGGATGCCTGTTTGATCTCGCCGTTGACAGGTATTTCAACCAAAGTCTCATCAGTAAGTTCTTCGAACTCTTCTTCTTCTGAGGCTTCTTCGGTCTCATCCTCGGCGGTCTCTTCTTCGTCAGGGTCCTCAAGGTTCTCTTCAGTGTCCTCTTCGGCTAAGTCAGTCTCGTCTTCTTCGTAATCCTCAAAGGCATCTGTCTCGTTGATGTCGTCCTCTGAGGTCGCCTCTTCGTCCTCGCGATCGGGTAGACTTTCGTCGTCCGACCAGCGGCCCAAGATGGCATCTGCCGCATCTTCGACATCGTCGAAGGTGGCACGTTGAGGTTGATCTTGTTGGTCGTTTCTCATGATGGACCTATTCTTCCTCTTGGCTGTTGTCGCCTGCTTGTTCGCTCTCCATGATTTGGTCCCTGACAGCTACTTGCTGGTTCAAGGTGTTAACCACGTCGACAAGTGCGCGATAATGGTTGTAGGTACGCTCTCGACTCTCTGCCTCGTCGGGCTTTGAGTTTACGAAAGCATTGTATGTAGCCTCGACCAAACCGTTGATGGTCTTGGTAAAAGCTTTGTTACTCAGTAATTCTTCTGCGTTGTCACCTAAGCTGATCAAGCGCTCCTGTTCATCGGTACGCATGTTGCTCTCCTTTTTTATGTTTGGCTTTCCGAGGCAAAACCTTGGTTTTGCTCTTGATGACGCGCTGCCGAAACTTAGGGGTCCTGAGGACCCGCGCTACAGGGTTCCGGCGGCGCATCTCATGTTAGCCTGTTGGGCTGGCAATCGCTCTCACGTCATCTGCGTTTCGGGCGATCTCAAGTTCAGCGGTGTCGACCATCCGCTTGTGCTCAAGCTGGGCCTCTTTGAGGTCCATGTTGTCACTCTGGATAGCGAAGTTGCGCTGCGCTTTCATTTGCTCAAGCTCAAGTTTCAACTGAGCGATCTGAGCGTCTGTCTGTGCTTTCATCTCAGCGACAGCAGTTTGCCGCTCTTGGATCTCAAGCTGCTTCTGGGCCATCTGCATCTGCATGTCTTGTGCAGGGTCAGGCTGAGGTGGCTGAGGCTGAGACAGGAAGTCGTTTACGTTCTTAATACCGTTGTTCTCTAGAACGGTGGACATAAGCCGGTAGGCGTTCTCAGGCGTGTACATCTGACTAAGGATTGGGTCTTGAGCCATGAGGGCATGTATCGCCAGATACTTCTGAGCCTCTTGCTCTTGCTCTCCGTAGCCCAGATGCATGTCGACCTGTACGTCACGCTTGTCGGCCCATGATGCTGGGTTGACAGGGACGAAGCTACCGGCAAGCTCGACGATCTTCTGCTCGTCTTCGTTTTCAACGACAAGCTGGTAGATCATTTGATAGAGAGGCTTTAGGAAGTTGTTTGCAAAGTTCCGCGCAATGATCTTCTGGCGCTGCTGCGACATGGTCGCCAACTGCTCAACCATAGCAGCGCTGTTCTGTTTGCTAATGGCATCTTTATTAAGGCCCTGAGACAGCCTAGAGACGCCTGTGGTGTCCTCTTTGTCTTCGTCCAGCATCTGAATGGTCTGGAAGATAAACGGGTTGAGAGCCGCCTGCTGCATCGGCTGGATGGCATCAGGGCGCGTGACATTCACGATGCCGCCCACGCGGTTGTCGATGAGTTCTCTTGGGTTGCTGAGGCCACCCTTGGTAACGACATAACGTGGGTTATTCGTAATCATCGCATGATCGAGGATCGACCGTGTGAGAACCGTTCTAGCGTTCTGAATGGGTATTACTTTGGCACCAAAGTTGGAACCATAGAAAGCATGTGCAATCGGCAGAGGCACAAAGGCAACAAAAGGTCGACGCTGGCAGAGTTCGCACTCTAGTAGGCTGTTCCCTGCCTTGATGACCTTGTAGAGGTAGGCTTGCCCTTCACCCTCTTTGTCCAACATGATGTAGGCTTCATAGACCGTTACCTGACGGACGACATCTTGATAACCTTTGGCATTGAAGCCACGGTCACTGCCTATGTTCTCATGACGTGCAAGGACCTCAGGGTCTGTCTCTAGGTCGACATCGTCATGCTCACCTATGTTTTCCAGAAGCTTCTCGTCGTATCCCATCTCACGTAGCTCAGAGAGGGTCTTTTTGTAGCGCTGTGCACAGAACGACACCGAATCCAAAGACTTGGCTTGTGGTTCAATGAGGAACTCTTCGGGCGCGACAGCCTCGATACAAACCTTGGACGTGTCTCTGTATATACGGATGTAGCCACTGTAGTTCCCAAGCGCGTCCTCTTCGACCTCATCGATCTCAACCATCTCGTCGGCGATCATCATGTCGAACTCTTCGCCTGGGACGTTTTCTATCTGCTGCAGAACGCTGTCTGTAGACGGCTCATAGAAGACCTTGGCAATACCGGCGCGAGCCACCAGACCATCGTGGATAACCGTCTGCATGATCTCAAAGAGGTTGTTCTGGCGATTTGCTACATAATCGACATAAGAGGTTGCCACTTCAGCCATCGGCACGTCTTCGGCGTTCTGTGGGCTGAAGCGTACCGTTTTGTATCCGGTGGAGAATGTTTCCAGAAGTGCAGCCTTCATGCTCTCGACAGCATCGTAGACGTCCATAGAAACATACTTAGAGTTACCATCG